TTTGAAAAGGGAAGAAGGCAAGCAGTCTGGACTGTTGTCAGTGTTCACCCTAAGTCAAAGAATGAGAAAAGGCACTACTGTTTCGACTGCGCGGTCGAAGTTTCCCTATGGCCTGACGGCACACATTGGCCTCTAACTGAGCAGGTTGATGCACTACTAAGCCAAGAGGAGTTACCAAATGGCATTCAATCTTGAAGATTATGAACCAGTAGAAGAACGTTTAGATCGATGGTGGAAGGAAAATCCAGATGGTCGTATATCGACTGAACTCATTTCGTTTCAAGGTGGTCAATATATTGTTCAGGCATACCTTTTTAGGACTTATCTCGATAGCGTCGCGTACTCCACAGGACTCGCTGAGGAGAAAATTTCTGATCGCGGTGTCAATGCAACTAGCGCATTGGAGAACTGCGAAACTTCAGCAATCGGCAGAGCGCTTGCAAACGCGAATCTTGCAGCTAAAGGCAAACGTCCATCTAGAGAAGAAATGAAAAAGGTTGTACAACATCCTGTACAAGGTTTAGTTGTAGTACCAGAACTAGATGCAGCATCGTTTGCATCGACATGGGAAATCTACGGTGACAAGAAAGTCAAGCAACCAACACAAGCAGCTGATGCGATTGCATTATTGCAGGAAGAACTCGGGGCTAAGCCAGTGCCAGTTGCACCTAAATGTCAGCATGGTGGAATGATTCGCAAGAAGGGCACAAATGCCAAGGGTGAATACTCTGGTTGGGTCTGTGCAGCTGATGCCGCACCAAGGTCTGAGCAATGTCCAGCACAGTGGGATAAGAAGTAACCACTGATGGGATATATCGAAGTCTTTCGCGACGGTGAGGACATGCCACCAGTTGTACTAGGTGATCATTACTTGAAAGATGTTGTACATGATCCATACGCTAAACCTGAGCAGTGGATTACATGTCAAATGTGTAACGTGCCAGTCTTAGTCACTGACATTCGGATTGACGTGGACTTGGATAATCCTGTCTACACAGTCTGGCAATGTGTCAAGTGTCATGCGGTCAATGGCTAGTCAAAGCAGAAAACATCGCGGCTATCGCACACAGCGAGTAGTAGCACAATATCTGGCTCAGTGGTGGGAACACGCTGAGTCAGCTGGGGCTGGTAGGCAGGGCAAGGACATTACTGGGGTTCCGTTCGACCTTGAAGTAAAGGCTCGCTCTGCTTTCCAACCTAAAGCTTGGCTCGATCAGGTCAAGCAACGTTCGGTTGTTGGGGAATTACCGATTGTTGTTATGCGATTCAATGGGCAAGGGGAAGATGCTTCGCAGTATGGAGCAATGCTCAGATTCGACGACCTGATCGTGCTATTGCTTCAAGCAGGTTATTCGAAAGCATCACTACAAATAAACCGTTGTACGCAATGCGGTTCATGGATTACTGCAATATGTAGCACATGTAGAATAGAGGATGAAAGAAATGCCAGTCTATGAATATAAATGTATGTCATGCAATAAAACCAAGGAAGTTACACGATCCATCACTGATTTAGGTGAAGCAGTCTATTGCAAATGTAAGTCCGTAATGATTCGCCTATACCAACCAACAGCTGCAATCTTCAAGGGCAAAGGATGGGGTAAAGATAAATGACAAGAAACTCCCAAGATTCACGCTCTAACTTGACACGTCGGGTACGCTATAACTCGCTAGCGAGCGGCTTCAGCCGACTGCTCGCGACCGCTAGTTTAGCTATTGGGGCAGCTCTATGCTTACCAGCATCGGCTGATGCACCAGATATAAACATGAGTGCAAAACAGTATGCAAAAGCACAACTAACTAAAGACCATTACAAATGTATATCTACACTTTATGGTAAAGAAAGTGCATGGCGCGCTGATGCGCGTAATGGATCTCATCATGGTATTCCACAGGGTAGAAGTGAATGGTTGGCCACAGCTACACCATTGCAACAGATAGACTGGGGATTGGCTTACATAGCACATCGTTATGGCAAGATAGATGGGCAACCAGATACATGCGCTGCATTAGATCATTGGAAGAAATACAATTGGCACTAAAGAGTAATGACCCTAGAGATACACGCAGCTATCGAAAGATAAGACTCAGTGTGTTATCTCGTGATCAGTGGACTTGTTATTACTGCCAACAACCAGCCACCACAGTGGATCACATAATTCCAGTGAGTAAAGCACCAGACCAAGCAATGAACATGGAGAACATGGTGGCTTGTTGTAAGCGATGCAATTCATCAAAAGGTTCGCGCTCAGCAGGCTCTTTTTTAGCACCAGCGTTCACCCCCCCTGTCTTTCCAGTCTCCGCCTCCCTAACACGCTCAAAGGTTCACCAAGACAGTCCATTTACTGCCCGACCTAATCCGAGTCAATGACGAATAAACCCAAAAAGTCCAAGAAGCTACTGGGGGCAACGAAACCAAGGCTCTACACGCCATTTCTCACAGGCAAAAACAAATTACAAGATGTCAAGGATTTATGCACCATAGTTGGGATTGATTTACTCCCATGGCAGGAATATGTGCTAAAAGACATGTTGATGGTGGATAAGGCTGGACTCTGGATACGCAAGACCAATCTCATCCTTGTAGCACGTCAGAATGGCAAGACTCACCTTGCTCGCATGCTTATTTTGGCTCATCTAATCAAATGGGAGACAAACGTTCTCATAATGTCAAGTAATAGATCTATGGCCTTAGATACCTTTAGACAAGTCACTCAGCTGATTGAAACCAACGACCACCTAAAGGGTTTTGTCAAACAGATTCGTTACGCAAACGGTACAGAGTCAATTGAGATGTTATCTGGTGCTCGCTTAGATGTTGTTGCATCAACTCGTGATGGTTCTCGTGGTCGCACTGTCAATGGCTTGTTATTTATTGATGAGTTACGTGAAATCGATGAAGAGGGCTATAGAGCTGCAATGCCGACAACTCGCGCCCATGCTGGTTCCCATATTCTGCTAACGTCGAATGCAGGTGACGCGTTTAGCAAGGTTCTCAATGATCTCAGAGAAAGAGCGCTAGACCATCCACCTAAGTCTTTTGGATTCTATGAATACTCAGCACCTCAGTATTGCAAAATTAATGATCGTGTTGCATGGGCGCAAGCCAATCCAGCACTGGGCTACACAATTACGGAAGAAGCCATTGAAGAAGCAATATCGACTTCACCAATAGAAAACACTCGAACTGAAACGCTCTGTCAATGGATTGATTCTCTTAGCAGTCCTTGGCCTCATGGAGTCTTGGAAGAGACAAGCGATAGCACTTTGACGATAACACCAGGAGCCTTGACAATGTTTGGCTTTGATGTTTCACCTAGCAGAAGAAACGCATCGTTAGTTGCTGGACAGATGATGCCAGATGGCAAAATTGCTATTGGAATCCTAGAAACCTTTGAATCACAGGTTGCTGTAGATGATCTAAGGATTGCAGCAAGTATAAAAGGATGGGCTGACATTTATCGTCCTCGACTGGTCTTGTTTGACAAATACACAACTGCATCAATTGCTGAACGCTTAGCCAATGCTGGAGTTGTAACCATGGACTGTTCTGGTCAGCAGTTCTATCAAGCGTGTGGTGATCTGTTAGATGGATTGGTAAATCACAAGATTGTTCACAATGGACAAGATGAACTTATTCAGCAGTTCAACAACTGCGCAGCTAAAGTCAATGACTCAGCATGGCGTATTGTCAAACGCAAGAGCGCAGGAGATGTATCAGCACCAATCTCCATTGCCATGGTCGTAAGCCATCTAATGAAACCTCAGTCTGTAGCACAGATATACACTTAGACACGCAAGTGTGACTTGTCTAATAACTTGACAAATGGTATCCTTTCTGTCTATGGGTATATTTTCGCGGACGGTATCATCTAATAATAAGGCGACTGTAGAAGCGCAATATAACCCACAGGTCATGGGCGAGAACATGCCTTCGCTTTACAACGCCATCTTTGCAAGGGTCTCGCGCCATGATGCGATGACAGTGCCAAGCGTAGCGCGAGCACGCAACCTAATCTGCGGAACAGTTGCATCCATACCGTTGGAGTATTACAAAAAATCTACTGGTGAAGTTATTGCAGCTCCTCGTTGGATCAATCAACTTTCCAAAAATCAACCATCTTTTATTACTCTCAGCTGGATAATTGATTCCTTAATGTTCTACGGCGTGTCCTACCTTTTGGTAACGGAACGCTACAGCGAGGACGGACGACCTGCTGCTTTCGAATGGATTGCTAATTCTCGCGTCACATTTACAACTGACTTAGAAGGCATCATGGTCACTCAGTATTACATGGACATGAATCCTGTATCTATGAATGACATTGTTACAATACAAGGATTCGATGAAGGCGTTCTAGAACGTGGTAGTCGCACAATTCAATCAGCAATTGATGTAGAACGCGCAGCTTCTCAGAACTCCGCTAATCCACAACCTGCGGGCTATCTTAAGAACTCAGGAGCCGATCTTCCTCCTAGCGAAGTTCAAGGACTTCTCTCAGCTTGGAAACGAGCACGTCAAAATAATTCAACTGCATTTTTAACTTCAACTTTAGATTATGCTCCTGTTTCATTTAGTCCTAAAGACATGATGTACAACGACGCGATTCAGACATTGAGTACACAAGTTGCACGTCTATGCAACGTTCCTGCTTATTACTTGTCTTCAGACATGAACACAACAATGACTTATGCAAACGTCCAAGACGAACGCAAACAATTTTACGCACTATCCATCGAGCCTTACATTCAATGCGTCCAGTCAAGACTTTCAATGGACGATATATCAACTTCAGGCCATGAAGTGCGCTTTGCAGTTTATGACACATTCCTCAAGAGCGACCCAATAGTGGAACTTACAGTAATTGAAAAATTACTAACTCTTGAACTCATTACAACTGAACAAGCAATGGGCATGACTGATCTAACTCCTAATGGAAGTGAAGGACTCTAATGGAACAACTAATTATTGAAGCCTCATCAATTGAGTGCAGCGAAGAACGTCGCGAAATCTCAGGCAAGATTGTGCCAATGGGAACAGGCGAAGTTGGTCAGACAAATATGGGCGGAGTCGTATTCGAGGCTGGTTCAATTGATATTGCTGATCCAAGCAAAATCAAATTGCTATCACAGCACGACATGAAGAAGCCTGTCGGACGCATGGTTACTGCAACAGTTCGACCAGATGGCATTTATGCAACATTCAAACTTTCACGTTCAACAGGTGGTAACGATGCACTTGTTATGGCTCAAGAAGGACTTGTAAGCGGTCTTTCAGTAGGTGCAGAAATCATTGCATCCAAGCCATCACGCGATGGTCATATCGTTGTAAGTTTGGCTAAATTAAAAGAAGTCAGTTTAGTCACCGAACCTGCGTTCAAAACAGCACAGGTACTTGAAATTGCAGCTGAGGAAGTCCTCCCAGTTGTAGAAATCCAACCAACAGAAAGCGAGACAGTCGTGGAGAATACTCCTGAGACAGTAGCGGCTCCAGAAGTTGAGGCATCGGCTGTAGAAGCTGCTCGCCCAACTGTTGCTGTTACAAACGTGCGCGAGCGCGTAGCACCAATCACATCCGCACAATATCTTGATGCAAACATCAAAGCAGCAATGGGAGACGATTCAGCTCGTCGCACTGTTCTTGCAGCTGATGACAGCACTTCAACAAATACAGGCGTGACATTACCGTCACACCTAAATACTTTCCTAACAGATACATTTACAGGTCGTCCATCATTCGAGGCAGTAACTCGTGGATCACTTGCAGGAATTGACGGAATGTCTTTCACTATTCCACGCCTTTACACAAACGCATCTTCAGCAAACACTGCACCAACAGTTGCAGCAGTCAATGAAGGCGCAGCAACATCAGAAACTGGGATGACCTCAGCCTATGACACGATTTCTGTACAAAAGTACAGCGGATTAAATGAAGTATCTTTTGAGCTCATTGACAGAAGTTCACCTGCATTCATGGAACTCCTAATGGCTGAACTCCGCAAGGCTTATGAGAAGGCAACAGATAACGCACTTATCGCTGCATTCACATCTTCAGGAACACAAGCAACATCAGTTGCAACAACAGCAGCAGGACTTCAATCATTTATTTCAGTTGAAGGCGCAGCAGCATACAAGGGAACTGGTGGAGATTACGCTAACAAGCTAATTGCTTCGACAGATCAGTGGGCTGCAATTACTGGTTACGCAGATACAACTGGACGTTCATTGTATTCAGCACAAGGCCAGACAACTAACGCATCAGGTGCAGTCGTGCCTTCAAGTGTTGTTGGAAATGTTCTCGGTACTTCACTTATCGTAGATCACAACATCGCAACTTCAGGACTTATTGACGAGTCAGCATTCCTCGTCGCACCAGGTTCTGTCTACACATGGGAATCACCAGCAACTAACCTTCGTGTGAACTTGCTTGCAACTGGTCAAATCCAGATTGCACTTTATGGCTACTTGGCAATTTATGTTGGCAAGTCTGGCAAGGGTGTTCGTCGCTATAACATGACTGCCTAATAGCAGTAACTAAGTCGCTCAGTGGGGGCATAGCCCTTGCCCTCACTGGGTCTTTAGAAAGGAAATAATGTCACTTACAACAATTGCAGAACTCAAGGCGGTTCTTGGCGTTGGTTCTTTGTATAGTGACGCGATATTGCAGGAAGTGTGCGACGCATCAGATGCAGTCCTACTTCCAATGCTTTGGGTCAAAAGTGAGTTTGCAATAGCACATTCAAAGACCACAACTACGGCAACATTATATTTTGAGACTGCTCATGACTTTATTGTTGGAGACTCAGTAGTCATTACAAATTGTGGTTCTGCATGGAATGGCACAAAGACAATTACAGCAGTTTCTGAATTGAGCATTACTTATACAATTTCAGCTGCAACAGCAACAGACAAAAATACACTTTATCCATACGGTTTAGTCACAGGTGATACAACAACTGATTGGACAGCTGACTCAGCAATTCAAGAAGCATCACTTATGCTTTCAGTAGATATATTTCAAGCACGCCAAGTGCCATCATCAGGTGGCGTTGCAATCGATGGCAGTGCTTCACCTTGGCGCATGTCTAACAGCCTTCTTGCAAAGATTCGTGGTCTCATCGCTCATGCAACAGACCCTCGCAGTATGGTCGGGTAAATGCCTACACCAGCGATAACTACTCTTAGAACTACACTTGCAACTGCATTAGTAGATAACACACGATGGGCAACTTACGCATTTCCGCCTGCCACAATTACTGCCAACTCATGCATTGTTAGCCCTGATGATCCATATATCACGCCTACAAATAATTCACAAACTTCAATATCACCAATGGCTAACTTTAAGGTTATGCTGACCTGTCCGCTTTTTGATAACGAAGGCAACCTCAACGGTATTGAGGATTTCGTAGTCAAGGCATTTAGTTTATTAGCTGCATCAAGCATAGTTTTCAATGTAGGCACAGTCTCTGCACCAAGCGTTCTCAACGCTGCATCTGGTGACTTGCTTACATGTGAAATGTCCGTATCAATCCTTACGAGTTGGAGTTAGTTATGTCCGATTGGGAAAAAGAAACCGCAGCCTTTCTCGAGAAAATCGGGCAAACTGCACCAGCAGCACCAGCAGCACCAGCACCAAAACCTACTAAGAAAGATGAGGAATAAAAGATGGCCGTATTTCTAAATAATGGCGTAGTAGTCACCGTCAATGCGGTCGATCTAAGCGCTTACGTTTCAAGCGTAACTCTCAACCGTCAATTCGATGAACTCGAAGTAACAGCAATGGGAGACTCAGGACACAAGTTTGTCAAGGGTCTTGAAGCATCATCTGTAACAATTGACTTCTTCAATGACACAGCAGCTGCAAAAGTTCTTGCTACTCTTCAAGCAACTTGGGGAACATCAACAGCAGTTACTTTCAAGCAGACATCAGCTGCAACATCAGCAACAAATCCACTTTACACAATGTCATGTCTTGTCAATGGGACAACAGACATCAACGGTGCAGTTAGCGATCTTGGTACACAATCTGTAACATGGAACGTTAACGGCACAGTAGCAATTACTACTTCATAATCTAATAGAAAAGGGCTAAAGAATGGCAAAACTAAAGATAACAAGAGTTGGTGGAGAAGTATCTGAGCATCAGGTAACCCCAGCAATTGAGATGGCTTTCGAACGTTACGCAAAGAAAGGCTTTCACAAGGCCTTTCGTGACGATGAAAAGCAGTCTGATGTCTATTGGCTTGCTTGGGAATGTATTAGACGTTCGGGTGAAACGGTAAAACCACTGGACGACTTCGTGGACACACTCGTGAGAGTAGAAGTTCTCGATGACGACCCTTTGGACTAGGGCGTGATTCCTTCACCTATCTTGTTGCTCGTTTGAGCATTGAGACAGGAATCGCGCCACAACATTTGATTGAGTTAGATTCGGCAATGTTCAAGGCAATGCTGGATGGACTCAAAGACAGAGCAAAGGAGATCAGCGATGCCAGTAAGCGTCAAAGGCGTAATTGAACTCCGTAAAGCTCTCAATGCGTATGCTCCTGACTTGGCTAAAGAACTAACCAAGGAAATAGGTGCATCTCTCAAAGTTCTTCAATCAGATGCTCGTGGATTCGTTCCTTCAACACCACCCGGAAATCTCTACGGTTGGGATGAAAGATCTAAAGGGCGCAAGATAACCAAACGCAATTCAGCCTTTCGTCAATTCAATACTGAAGGTCGTTTGCGGTTATTTCCGCTTTACAATGCTGATGTAATTAAGGCTGGTATTGTCACTCGTACTGGATACAGTAAACCTAATAAGCGTGGATTCCGTTCGCTCTTTCGCATCAAAAATAATTCAGCAGTTGGTGCTATCTATGAAACTGCTGGTCGTAAAAACCCTAATGGACAACCTTGGATTGGAAAAGGTGCTGGAAGTAACAGTTACTCGCACTCAACTAATCCCGATGCTGGTCGTAACTTTACACAACGTCAAGGCAAACTTTATGGAACAAAAAAAGCCAATGAGGATATGCGTGGTCGTTTGATTTATCGTGCTTGGGAACAAGATCAAGGAAAACAGATTGTGGCTATATTCAAAGCCATTGAATCAGCTGATGCCAAATTCAAGGCTCGTACAGCCATTGTCGATGTAAAGAGGACAGCATGAGTAATGTAGTCATTGATATTGCAGCGGAGTTCACTGGCAAAAAGGGCTTTCAAGCTGCACAGACATCGGTCACTAAACTCCAAAGTAGTGTCAAAAAACTTGGATATGCCTTTGGTGTGACTTTCGGTACAAGGGCATTATTTCAATACTCAAACAAGGCAGTCAAAGCTTTTGGTGAGCAACAGGCAGAAACCGCTCGTCTTGCACAAAGCGTCAAGAACCTTGGATTGCAATATGGCTCAGGCGCTGCTGAAGCCTATCTAAACACACTTGAAAGAATTACTGGTATCAATCGCGACCAGTTGCAACCTGCTTATGTAAAAATTCTTCAGACCACAGGGTCACTGACCAAGAGCCAAGAGATTCTAAATCAAAGTCTTGATACAGCAGCGCAAACTGGTTACGACGTGGTTACAGTAAGCCAAGCATTGAGTCAGGCCTTTGTGGGAAATACTCGCGGATTGAGACAACTCAACCTTGGATTTACTAAAGCAGAATTAGCAGCTGCTAGTTATGAAGATATTTCAAAGCGTCTTACACAACTGTTTGGCGGACAAGCTGCAATTGCTGCACAAACTTATTCTGCACAAATAGGAAAATTATCTATTGCAGCAGAGAACGCATCAGAAACAATTGGTAAATCTCTTATTGGTGCATTGCAATCATTATCTGGTGATAAGTCAGTAGATACTTTAGGTCTTTCTATGGAGAACGCAGCAGCATCAACTGCTAACTTCATTGATTCGATTGTGTATCTAAAAAATGAATTGAAGTCAATTCCCGGCGCTGGTATTCTTGGCGCAATCCTTGGTGTTGGTAGCAACATATTGGGCAGGTTCTCACCACAAAGAGCTGTTGAACTTATCAAAGAAATCAAGGGCTTGGGAAAGCCATCAGGCATGAGTACCACTCTTGCCAATCAGGATCTAACTGCATCTAATAAAGCAGCAGCAATGAAGGCTGAAACAGATGCCAAGAAAAGAGCTGCTGCAATAGCGGCTCAGCAAAAAGCATTACTAAAAACACAAAAAGATTCAGCCCTTGTCAAGAAGGCATCAGCCATCTTTGACCTTGCACAAATTCAAATTGTTGCAGCACTCAAAGGCAAAGTTTCAGAAGAAGATCGTAAGCGCTTAGAATTGCAACAAGCAATCCTCAGTGGCAACGCTGATGAAGTTGTACGAGTAGCCAATGAATTGGCTAATGTTCAAGGCAAAACTAAAGAACTAAATATCTGGTTGAGGGATTTGCCTACAGCTAAAAACCCATTCCAAGACTGGATGGCGTATCTTGATGAGATTGCCAAAAAAGTTGCGAGTCTTGGAGTGCCAGTCAAGGGTCAACCAACTCCACCACCAGCACCACCTCAATCAAACAATCCAATGGATGCTGCAATCGGTGGTCAGTTTGACAGTGCTTATCGCGGTCAAGCAGGTGGTCTTGCAACTAACCTACCAACGGTAGTAAATATCTATCCACAAGGTAACGTCATTACAGAGCGCGACCTTGCAACAATGCTAGGTGCGTCTTTAGAAACATCTTCACAATCAGGCGGTTCAGGCGGTAGTTGGTCTGGCGTTAGGGTTCTCTAATGGCCTTGCCAGCAACCCTTAGCGTTACGATAAATTTTAGTGACGGGCCTGTGTTCGGCCCAAGTTTCACAATTGGAGATCCGACTTACGGCAAACTTGGTGGTGTAGGAACACTTGGCGCTAGCACAACACCAGCCCTTATTGCCGATGTAACAGCCCAAACAATCAAAATAGATACTCGCAGGGGTAGAAACATCAACCAAGACCTGTACGAGGCTGGGACGGCTGTTATACGGGTTTTAGACCCTAATGGTGACTTCAACCCACAGAACACTTCATCGCCTTACTACACCTACCTACAGCCTCTTAGAAAGGTACGCATTACTGCTGACAACGGTACTGCCTACAACATCTTCTCAGGCTATACAACTGACTACCGTTATACCTATCCAGTGGGTCAAGACATTGCTTATGTAGACATTTCCTGCGTTGATGGTTTCCGCTTGTTCAACATGTCTAACATTACGACAATCACAGACGGCACTGCTTCACAGGCCACTGGCACACGCCTAGGCAAGATTCTTGACATGGTTTCATGGCCTAATAACATGAGAACAATTGCCACTGGGAACTCAACCTGCCAAGCCTCATCGGTGGATACTTCGGTTAGATCAGTGCTTCAAGCGGCTCGTAACGTAGAACAGTCAGAGTATGGCGCTTTCTACATGGATCCCAATGGCGTTGCAGTATTTAAATCACGCTCTCAGGTCTTAGCTGCTGCTGCTACTGCACCTACGGTATTCAATCAAGATGGCAGTGGCATTAATTATGCAAATGTAGCCTTCGCCTTTGATGACAAGCAGGTTGTCAATAACGTTTCAGTCCAGCGCACTGGTGGCACTGCGCAGTTATCAACCGATAGCGCAAGCGTTACAACCTACTTCACGCACAGCCTTTCATATTCCAACCTAATCGTTGAGACAGATGCAGAAGCACTCAACATTGCCAAGGCTTACGTTGCATCCCACAAAGACACAACCATTCGCATTGACTCAATGACTCTTGATCTAATGACTGCTAACTACAGCGCAGGAGTCAGCGCAGCTCTTGACCTTGATTACTTCGACCAAGTTCAGATAACCAACACACAGCCAGGCGGATCTACAATAACTAAGACTCTCCAAGTCCAAGGCATCGCTCATGCGATTACACCTAATACTTGGAAAACAACCCTCACCACGCAAGAACCAATCATCGATGGATTCATTATAGGAAGTTCCCTATACGGTATCCTTGGCACTAGCGTTTTAGCATACTAAGGAGCAATAATGGCAACAGGATTTCCAGCAGCTACGGGCGACGTACTTAGCGCATCAATGTTCAACGGGCTAGTGACTTTTACTATCAATCCGCAATCAGGTGCGACTTATACCGTAGCAAATGCAGACTTATATCAAGGTCTTGTGCAAGCAACTAATGCAGGAACTAAAACTATAACAATTGCACCTGACTCAACTTTGACTGGTGCTGCTACTGGATCTGCAATTACTTTTCTAAACTCAGGCGCTGGATTACTTACTTTTGCTGCTGGTGCTGGTGTCACTATTACATCCGCAGGCGCTTCTTCATCTGCTCCAACTTTAGCAGTTAGCAAATCCGCAGTTGCAATCCGCACTGGTGCAAACGCTTGGACAATCGTGGGCGGAATTGCATAATGATTGGCGCAATTACAGCAGGCGTAATTGGATTCAATCCAGTACCTCCAATTTTAGTTGATTACCTTGTCTTAGCAGGCGGTGGTGGTGGAGGAACAAGTATTGGTGGCGGTGGCGGAGCAGGTGGTTTCCGTTGTACCGTTACAGCAACTGGTGGTGGCGGAAGTTTAGAGCCAGCAACGGGTATTGCTAAAAGTACAAATTACACTGTAACTGTAGGCGCAGGTGGTGCCAAAGCTGTCTCTAGTACAAGAGCATCAAATGGTGCAAATTCAGTCTTCAGCACAATCACATCATTAGGTGGCGGTGGCGGAGGTTCTGCCACAACAGCTGACGTGCCAAATGCATCAGGTGGTACTGGTGGTTCAGGTGGTGGTGCTGGTTATCATTTCACTTCTAGCGCATGGAGAATTGGTGACGCTGGAAGTGCTACCACTGGTCAAGGTTTTGCAGGAAATACATCAACTGCATCACCGACAAATTCCTTTGGTTGCGGTGGTGGTGGTGGAGCAGGCGCAGCAGGTGGTCAAGGTTCAACTAACACAGGCGGTAACGGTGGTAATGGCGTTGCTACATCTATCAGCGGCTCATCAGTAACTTATGGTGGCGGTGGTGGTGGAGCAGGTAATACAACGGGTTCAAGTGGTGGTACTGGTGGCGGTGGTGGTTCTGCTGGTGGAGATCCATCAAACGGTACAAGCGGCACAGCCAACCGAGGTGGTGGAGCAGGTGGTGCGCGTGGCGGTGCAGGCACACCTGGCGATGGCGGTTCAGGAATTGTTATTTTAAAATACGCAGATACTTTGACAATTACAATCGGTGCTGGCCTTACAGGTTCAACAGCAGGTCCATCAGGCGGATTTAAAACTACAACAATTACTGCTGGCACAGGAAATGTGAGTTGGGTCTAATGGCACATTACGCATTCTTAGATGAAAACAATGTAGTAACGGAAGTTATTACTGGTATTCACGAAACTGAACTTATCGAAGGTTTAGATACTGAGACTTGGTACGGCAATTTTCGTGGACAAGTTTGCAAGCGCACTTCATACAACGGCAACTATCGCAAGAATTATGCAGGTATTGCTTATCTGTTTGATGAGGCTAGAGATGCATTCATTCCGCCTAAATGCCACGACATAGCAATTCTTGACGAGAACACTTGTCTATGGACATGTGAGGATTCTTCGCATGAAGTACCGATTGTCTAAAGCTGCTGCACAACTAAGATTACAAATAGATGATTCCTTCGCGGATAGAGATAGAACATCAGACGGTTGGATTGGGGATACCCGACATAGTCGAACTGTCTCTGATCACAATCCAGATGCTGAGGGTTGGGTACGCGCCATCGACGTTGATGCTGACCTGTCCAAACAAAAAGGGCAGTCCGTATATCTGGCAGATCAGATACGACTTGCTGCTAAGAATGGCGAGCGGCGAATTACTTACGTTATCCACATGGGAAAGATTGCTAGTTCAAAGAAGTCTTGGGCTTGGCGCAAATACGATGGCATCAATGCTCACAACCACCACATTCACATCTCGTTTGCGAAAGAAGCTGACAATGATGGTGAGTTTTTTCAGATACCTATGCTAGGGGGAACAGATGAATGAACTAATGACAGCAGCAGGTTCTTGGGCTAGAGCCTTTCTAGTAGCGGCACTTAGCCTCTACGCAGCAGGAGTAACAGATCCTAAGGCACTTATTGCTGCTGGTCTTTCATCCTGCATTCCACCAATTATCCGCTGGCTCAATCCTAAAGATGAGGCACTAGGCATCAAGTCATGACACAACAAGACTTCTTTACGCTCTACATTTCCACACTTGCAATCGTAGGTGGTCTTGCTGGCTATGTCATTACACATCTGCTCAGCGAAATAAAGAGACTCAATCAGCGAGTCGATGAGATTTACAACATACTTCTAGAGCGATAATTATCGACATGGCAAAGACTCGTAAGAAGGTCATAGACCTCGATACTTATTCTAAGTTAGATGCTTACAGCATTGCCATGCATGAGTTCTACAAAAGCCTACGCAGGGCTGGCTTTGCTGTTGATTTATCTTTAGCAATTATTTCAGATCGTGCAACTTATCCTGACTGGCTTCTACCTGCGTTGCCTAACAAAATCGACTCAATCCCATACGAAGATGATGAGGATGAATGATTCAACGCACTGTAGTCGTATCAGATTTACAGGTTCCGTATCACGATGAAGTCGCAGTCAAAAACCTTGGGTCGTTTATCCGCGCTTGGAAGCCTCACAAAGTCGTCACGATTGGCGACGAAATCGACTTACCACAAATCAGCAGATGGACAGAAGGAACACCAGGCTGGTACGAGCAAACTCTTGGAGAAGATCGCGACCTTGCTGTTCAAACATTATACGACTTACAAGTAACAGACATGATTCGGTCTAACCACACAGACCGTCTATACAACGTAATCATGAAGAAGATTCCAGCATTCTTGTCATTACCTGAAATGAAGTTTGAAAGGTTCATGCAGCTAGATGAACTAGGGATTACATTTCATAAGAAGCCTATGGCCATTGCACCTAACTGGATTGCTATCCATGGTGATGAGCAGGGCATCAACCCTAATGCAGGGCTTACAGCCCTAGGAGCGGCTCGTAGGCATGGCAAGAGCGTTATATGTGGACATACTCATAGAGCAGGGCGTAGTGCCTTCACAGAGGCCTCTGGTGGCGTTTTAGGGCGTGTTATCCACGGTGTTGAGGTTGGTAACCTAATGAACTTCAAGCAGGCTGGATACACCAAGGGAACGGCTAATTGGCAACAGGCCTTTGCAACGATTGAGACTGATGGTAAGCGTGTGAACGTGCAGGTAATCTATATAGAAAAAGACGGCACTTTCCTTGTCAGTGGTAGGCGCTATGGAAAGCCTCGTTGATTCGATAGTCCCACTAAGACCTACACTTGATGAGGCAGTAGATCTTGGAGAATTGTTATCATTTCGTTATCAAATGTAATTGATTCTGTCAGTTATCTGTGAGACCGTAAAGGTGTGAAGGTCGAACGAACCAACACATTAGGGCTAAATATCATGGCAACAATCGAAATAGGAACAAATCCAGACGCAAGAGCGCAGGAACGTCAGGCACTAGCTGCATTAGATGACTTGATTCAGTTTGCCTCTGATCTGGGAGAGCATGAGATGTCTGCAAAGTTTCATGCTTTATATCTTGAAATGGAAAAGAAGTGCAAGCATCTTGGTGAGCGTGTAAATCTTGTTGAATACATGAATCACCTAAGGTTGGTGAAGTAATGGACTGGATACAATTTATAGCGGTCTTTGCCTTATTCGTAATGGCTAATTTCATCTGGTACTGGCAAGGCTTCAAGGATGGTAAGCGCGAAGGTTATACTCGCGGTCGCAATATCTCTCGACAAGCGTTCTGGCAAGAATGAAAGCCAATGACATCCTTGACGAAGCTAAAGACCTCATCCTCAACAGAGGTGCAGACTATGGCACACCAGCTATCAATCACCTTCGCATTGCAAGACTCTGGTCAAGTTATCTCGATGTACAAATCGAGCCAAACCAAGTCGCAATCTGCATGGCACTCGTCAAAGTTGCACGGATCCAAGAAAGTCCTCACCACGAGGACTCTTACAAAGACTGCGCAGCTTACATTGCAATCGCTGGACAAATTGCATCAACTGATTGGGATGACCTTGACAGTTACTAAAACAAAGTCAGGCATCTGGTGTGATTACTGCAAAGCACACTATGGAACAGAGTTTGAAAAGGGAAGAAGGCAAGCAGTCTGGACTGTTGTCAGTGTTCACCCTAAGTCAAAGAATGAGAAAAGGCACTACTGTTTCGACTGCGCGGTCGAAGTTTCCCTATGGCCAGACGGCACACATTGGCCTCTCACTGAGCAGGTTGATTCACTACTAAGCCAAGAGGAGTTACCAAGTGGCATTCAATCTTGAAGATTATGAACCAGTAGAAGAACGTTTAGATCGATGGTGGAAGGAGAATCCAGATGGTCGTATATCGACTGAACTCATTTCGTTTCAAGGTGGTCAATATATTGTTCAGGCATACCTTTTTAGGACTTATCTTGATAGCGTCGCGTACTCCACAGGACTCGCTGAGGAGAAGATTTCTGATCGAGGTGTCAATGCAACTAGCGCATTGGAGAACTGCGAAACTTCAGCAATCGGCAGAGCGCTTGCAAACGCAAATCTTGCAGCTAAAGGCAAACGTCCATCTAGGGAAGAAATGAAAAAGGTTGTACAACATCCTGTACAAGGTTTAGTTGTAGTGCCAGAACTAGATGCAGCATCGTTTGCATCGACATGGGAAATATACGGTGACAAGAAAGTCAAAGAACCAACACAAGCAGCACAAGCAATTGCATTAGTTCAAGCAGAACTAGGCGCAAAGCCAGTGCCAATTGCACCTATGTGTCAGCATGGGGAAATGCAACGCAAGATGGGTGTCAATGCTAAGGGTGAGTATTCGGGTTGGGTATGCGCAGATAATGGCGCACCTAGAGCAGAACAATGTCCAGCCAAATGGGATAAGAAGTAACCACTAATGGGATATATCGAGGTCTTTCGCGACGGTGAGGACATGCCACCTATTATCTTAGGTGACCATTACTTGAAGGATGTAGTACATGATCCATATGCTAAACCTGAGCAATGGATTACTTGTCAAATGTGTAACGTGCCAGTGTTAGTCACTGACATTCGAATTGACGTGGATTTGACTTTTGAGACAAACGCAGTCTGGCAATGTGTCAAGTGTCATGCGGTCAATGGCTAGTCAATCACGCAAACATCGCGGCTATCGCACACAGCGAGTAGTAGCACAATATCTGGCTCAGTGGTGGGAACATGCTGAGTCAGCTGGGGCTGGGAGGCAGGGCAAGGATGTCACTGGGGTTCCGTTCGACCTCGAAATCAAAGCTCGCACTGCCTTTCAACCTAAAGCATGGCTAGACCAAGTCACACAAAGGGCAGTTATTGGGGAATCGTTGTCAATTGTTGTTATGCGATTCAACGGGCAAGGGGAAGATGCCTCGCAATACGGGGCAATGCTCAGATTCGATGACTTGGTCTCGCTATTGCTTCAAGCCGGTTATTCAAAAGCATCATTACAAATAAACCGTTGTACAAAATGCGGCTCATGGATTACTGCAATATGTAGCACATGTAGAATAGAGGATGAAAGAAATGCCCACTTATGAATATAAATGTATGTCATGCAATAAGACAAAGGAAGTTACACGATCCGTCAATGATTTAGGCGACACTGTTTATTGTAAGTGTAAGTCAATCATGATTCGCCTATACCAACCAACAGCTGCAATCTTCAAGGGCAAAGGATGGGGTAAAGATAAATGACAAGAAACTCCCAAGATTCACGCTCTAACTTGACACGCCGGGTACGCTATAACTCGCTAGCGAGCGGCTTCAGCCGACTGCTCGCGACCGCTAGTTTAGCTATTGGGGCAGGTCTATGCTTACCAGCATCAGCTGCTGCACCAGATCTAAAAATGAATGCTAAACAATACGCACATGCACAACTAACGAAAGACCATTACAAATGTATATCTACATTGTATGGAAAAGAATCTGCATGGAAATCATCTGCATCTAATGGATCTCATCATGGTATTCCACAAGGTAGAAGTAAGTGGTTGGCCACAGCTACACCTAAGCAACAGATAGACTGGGGCTTGAAGTACATTGCTCATCGTTATGGAAAAATGGATGGGCAACCAGACACTTGCGCTGCACTCAATCATTGGAAGAAATACGGATGGCATTGAAGAGTAATGACCCAAGAGATACACGAAGCTATCGAAAGATAAGACTTAGCGTGTTATCTCGTGACCAATGGACATGCTATTACTGCCAGCAACCAGCAACAACAGTAGATCACATCATTCCTGTAAGCAAAGCACCTGACCAAGCGATGAACATGGAGAATATGGTGGCTTGTTGTAAGCGTTGTAATTCGAGCAAAGGGTCACGCTCAGCAGGCGTTTTTTTAGCACCAGCGTTCACCCCCCCTGTCTTTCCAGTCTCCGTCTCCCTAACACGCTCAAAGGTTCACCAAGACAGTCCATTCACTGCCCGACCTAACCCGATCTAATGACGACTAAACCCAAGAAGTCCAAACGGTTGCTGGGGGCAACAAAACCGAGGCTTCACAGCCCGTTTCTCACAGGCAAAAACAAATTACAAGATGTCAAGGATTTATGCACCATAGTTCAGATTGATTTACTCCCTTGGCAGGAATATGTGCTAAAAGACATGCTCACAGTCGATAAGGCCGGACTCTGGATACGCAAAACCAACTTGCTGCTTATGTCTAGGCAGAATGGCAAGACTCACTTGGCCAGAATGCTTATTTTGACGCATCTCATCAAATGGAATACAAACGTACTCATAATGTCTAGTAATAGATCCATGGCCTTGGATACGTTTAGACAAGTCACACAACTAATTGAAACCAATGACCATCTCAAAGGTTTTGTCAAACAGATTCGTTATGCAAATGGCACAGAGTCAATCGAGATGTTATCTGGTGCTCGTCTCGATGTTGTTGCAAGTACTAGAGATGGCTCTCGTGGTAGAACAGTCAATGGCTTGTTATTTATTGACGAGTTACGCGAAATCGATGAAGAAGGCTATCGAGCTGCAATGCCTACGACACGAGCACATGCAGGTTCGCATATACTCTTGACATCTAATGCTGGAGATGCTTTTAGCAAGGTACTCAATGATTTAAGAGAAAGAGCGCTAGACCATCCACCTAAGTCTTTCGGATTCTATGAATATTCAGCGCCACAGTATTGCAAGATAAATGACAGAGCTGCATGGGCGCAGGCAAACCCTGCACTTGGCTACACAATTACAGAAGAAGCGATTGAAGAAGCAATATCTACTTCACCAATAGAAAATACTCGTACTGAGACATTATGCCAGTGGATTGACTCCCTAAGCAGTCCTTGGCCTCATGGAGTCCTTGAAGAAACCAGCAATAGCGAATTGACTATAACACCAGGGGCTTTGACAATGTTTGGCTTTGATGTTTCACCTAGTAGAAGAAACGCATCATTGGTGGCAGGTCAATTGATGCCGGATGGCAAGATTGCTATTGGAATCCTTGAAACCTTCGAGTCACAGGTCGCAGTTGATGATCTAAGAATTGCTGCAACTATAAAGGGCTGGTCTGACATTTATCGGCCTCGCATGGTCTTGTTTGATAAATACACAACAGCCTCAATTGCTGAGCGCCTGGCCAATGCAGGAGTTGTAACGATGGATTGCTCAGGCCAGCAATTCTACCAAGCATGTGGTGACCTACTTGATGGCCTTGTCAATCACAAAGTCGTTCACAATGGACAAGATGAACTTATCCAGCAGTTCAATAACTGCGCAGCTAAGGTCAATGACTCAGCATGGCGAATTGTCAAAAGAAAGAGCGCAGGAGATGTATCAGCCCCTATTTCAATTGCAATGGTTGTAAGCCATCTAATGAAGCCACAATCTGTACCAGCAATTTATGGTTAGACACGCAGACGGTATTTGTCTAATAACTTGACAAATGGTATCCTTTCTGTCTATGGGTATATTTTCGCGTAAATCACAATTGTTAGAAGCGCAAGAAGCGCCTCAGATTATGGCTGACAGTTTTTACAGCTATAACAATTACTTTCCAGCAGTTGTGTCGCGTCAGATGGCTCTTGGCGTTCCTGCAATCAAAAGATGTCGTGATCTAATATCCGGCACTATTGCATCAATCCCACTTGAGTATTACAAAAAATCTACTGGTGAAATGATTGCAGCACCACGTTGGGTTGAACAACCTTCTGCTAACCAACCACGTTTTGTTACGATGTATTTCACGTTGGACAGTTTGCTCATGTATGGGCAAGCCTTCTGGCAGATTAAAGAGACCTACCAAGAAGATGGAAGAATGGCTCGCGCAGATTGGGTTGCAAATACTCGCGTAAGTTTTACAACTGATCCAGCAACAAACTTTATTACCCAATACAACGTCGATGGCAAGCCAATTCCAATGTCAGGTATTGGTTCACTCATTACATTCCAAAAAGATGAAGGCATCTTGGCTGTCGGTGCATCAACAATTAAAGCTGCACTCGATGTTCAAAATGCTGCTCGTATAGCTGCATCTACTCCCATGAGTTCGGGCATTATCAAAAATTCTGGCGCTGATCTTCCACCATCCGAAATATCTGCATTATTAGCAGCATGGAAGCGCAGTCGCCAGAACAACTCAACTGCTTACTTGACATCCACACTAAATTATGAAGCAACGTCGTTTAGTCCTAAAGACATGCTTTACAACGAGGCCATTCAAAACCTTGCTACAGAATGCGCAAGACTTTGCTCTGTAGATCCTTATTATGTATCTGCATCGCAGAACACCACAATGACTTATGCCAATGTCCAAGACGAGCGTAAGCAGATGGTGGCTCTAACTTTGCAGCCTTACGTTTCTGCCATCGAGTCCAGGCTCTCAATGGATGATTGCAGCACTGCTGGACATTACGTAAAATTTTCGCTTGATGATACGTTCCTTAGAACTGAACCAATGGAACGTTTGCTTGTACTAGAGAAGATGCTATCCCTTGGGCTAATTACAACTGAACAGGCAATGGAAATGGAAGATTTATCTCCTAATGGAAACGGTAACTAATGGAAACGTTATACATCGAAGCATCATCTATTGAATGCAATGAAGATCGCAGGGAAATCTCTGGCAAGATTGTGCCTCTTGGCACAGGCGAAGTTGGTAACACAAACCTTGGCGCTTATACTTTTGAAGCCGGTGCAATTGAAATTGGCGACGTTAGCAAAATCAAATTGTTATCACAGCATGACATGAAAAAGCCAATTGGTAGAATGATTGCAGCTGAAACTCGTCAAGACGGTATTTATGCAACATTCAAGTTATCTCGCTCTACTGGTGGCAATGATGCGCTAGTTATGGCACAAGAAGGCCTAGTAACAGGGTTGAGTATTGGTGCAGAAGTTCTTGCATCCAAGCCATCACGCGATGGACACACAGTCGTATCATCGGCTGTACTAAAAGAAGTTTCTTTAGTAACTGAGCCAGCATTCAAATCTGCTCAGGTGCTACAGATCGCAGCAGAGGAAACTCCATCTGCTGAAACACAAACAACTACAGAAAGCGAGACAGTCGTGGAAGAAACCACTCCAGTCGAAGCATCACCATCAGTAGAAGCATCGGCTGTAGAAGCTGCTCGCCCTACTGTAACAGCAATGGCTTTTACAAAGCCACGCCTTGATTTCTCTGCCGGAAAGCATCTTGAGATGACTATCCAAGCAGCAATGGGATCAGAAGATGCTCGTCAATATCTAGCAGCAGCCGCCGATACAACTGACAATGCTGGTCTTGTACCAACACGTCAGCTCACATCAGTTATCAACGGACTTGCTAACACAACACGCAGCAACATTGATGCAATTTCACGCGGTGCATTGCCTGATGCAGGAATGACTTTTGAAATTCCTAAAATCACAGTGCTACCAACAGTTGCTGCAACAGCAGAAGAAGGAACACCATCAAATACAGACCAAAATGCTGCGTTTGTTTCGGTTTCTGTAGCCAAGTACGCCGGACAACAGACCTTCAGCGTTGAGCTTCTAGATCGCTCTAACCCAATCTTCGTAACTGAATTGATGAACAACCTTGCTGCACAATACGCAAAGGTTACAGACACAGCAGTAAATGCTGCAATCATTTCAGGTGCATCACTTGATGCAACAACAATTACAACTTACCCAACAGCTTCAGAGTTGCTTGGTGTAGTCGCTCGTGGTGCTGCATCTGTTTATAGCGGCACACAAGGTTTTGCTCGCAACATCATCTGCAACACATCACAGTGGTCAAACATTATGACACTCAATGATTCTGGTCGACCAATTTACAACGCACAGGTTCCTCAAAACGCTGGCGGCGCAGTGGCACCAACATCAGTTCGCGGTAACGTTGCTGGTCTTGATCTCTATGTAACTGCTAATACAGCAAGCCTCACAGATACAGACGGTTCAATTCTTATCGTCAATCCAGAGGCTTACACATGGTACGAGTCACCAACTTACCAACTTCGTGCAGATGTAATTGCATCAGGTCAAGTTTCAATCGTTATGTACGGCTATGGCGCAATTGCTACCAAAATTGGTGCAGGTGCGTTCAAGAACAACAAGGCGTAAGCCACACTAAGTCGCTCAGTGGGGGCATAGCCCTTGCCCTCACTGGGTCTTTAGAAAGGAAATCATGTCACTGACAACAGTTGCCGAACTCAAAGCGGTTCTTGGCGTTGGTTCGTTATACAGTGACGCAACATTACAGGAAGTGTGTGACGCATCCGATGCAGTCCTACTTCCTATGTTTTGGAAAAGAGAAGCATTTGCTGTAGCACATTCTAAGACAACAACTACAGCCAAACTTTATTTTGATATAGATCATGGATTTATTGTTGGTGATTCCATAGTCATAACCAATTCTGGTTCTGCATGGAATGGTACAAAGACAATTACAGAAGTTTCAAAACTTACTTTGAGTTACACAATTTCAGCTGCAACAGCAACAGATAAAAATCCACTTGCACCTTATGGCACAGTCACAGGGGATGTCACAACTGACTGGACAACAGACGCTGCAATTCAAGAAGCATCACTCATGCTTTCAGTAGATATATTCCAAGCCCGTCAGGTTCCCTCATCTGGTGGCGTAGCAATAGATGGAAGTGCCTCGCCTTATCGCATGTCAAATAGTTTATTGGCAAAGATTCGTGGTCTTGTCGCTCATGCGCTAGATCCGTACTCAATGGTGGGATAATGCCTACACCAGCGATAACTACTCTTCGGACAACACTTGCCACTGCTTTAGTAGATAACACTCGCTGGCAAACCTTTGCTTTCCCACCGGCAACGATATTGGCAAACAGTTGCATCGTCAGCCCTGATGATCCATATATCACGCCTACCAATAATTCACAGACTTCAATATCACCAATGGCTAACTTCAAGGTAATGCTGACTTGTCCATTGTTTGACAATGAAGGAAACCTAAATGGCATTGAAGATTTTGTAGTCAAAGCATTTGGTTTATTAGCTGCATCAAGCATAGTTTTCAATGTAGGCACAGTCTCCGCACCAAGCGTTCTCAACGCTGCATCTGGTGACTTGCTCACATGTGAAATGTCCGTATCAATCCTTACGAGTTGGAGTTAGTTATGTCCGATTGGGAAAAAGAAAACGCAGCCTTTCTCGAGAAAATCGGGCAAACTGCACCAGCAGCACCAGCACCAAAACCTACTAAGAAAGATGAGGAATAAAGGATGGCCGTATTTCTAAATAATGGCGTAGTAGTCACCGTCAATGCGGTCGATCTAAGCGCTTACGTTTCAAGCGTAACTCTCAACCGTCAGTTTGATGAACTTGAAGTGACAGCAATGGGAGACTCAGGACACAAGTTTGTCAAGGGTCTTGAAGCATCATCTGTAACCATTGACTTCTTCAATGACACAGCTACTTCAAAAGTATTGCAGACTTTGCAAGCTGCATGGGGTGCATCAACAGCAGTTACTTTCAAGCAGACATCAGCTGCAACATCAGCAACCAACCCACTTTACACAATGTCATGCCTCGTCAATGGGACAACAGACATCAACGGTGCAGTCAGCGATCTTGGTACACAATCTGTAACATGGAACGTAAACGGCACAGTAGCAGTTACCACTTCATAATCTAATAGAAAAGGGCTAAAGCAATGGCAAAACTAAAGATAACAAGAGTTGGTGGAGAAGTATCTGAGTATCAGGTAACTCCAGCAATCGAGATGGCTTTCGAGCGTTACGCAAAGAAAGGCTTTCACAAGGCCTTTCGTGACGATGAGAAGCAGTCTGATGTCTATTGGCTTGCTTGGGAATGTATTAGACGTTCGGGTGAAACGGTAAAACCACTGGATGACTTCGTAGAGACACTCGTGAGAGTGGAAGTTCTCGATGATGACCCTTTGGACTAGGGCGTGATTCCTTCACCTATCTCGTTGCTCGTTTGAGTATTGAGACAGGAATCGCGCCACAACATTTGATTGAGTTAGATTCGGCAATGTTCAAGGCAATGCTGGATGGACTCAAAGACAGAGCAAAGGAGATCAGCGATGCCAGTAAGCGTAAAGGGCGCGGTTGAACTTCGTTCGGCTCTAAGACAATTCACTCCTGACTTGGCTAAAGAATTACCTAAAGAGTTAGCTGCTGCTCTAAAACCTGTTGTTCGTAATGCTCGTGGTTACTTGCCTAATGAGTCTCAAATAATTTCTAACTGGTCAGTCTTTGGCAAACAAATTACTGCTCAAAGTTCTGCATTCTCTAATACCAAGTTTCCTAAATACGTTGCATCAGTTGTCAAGGCTAACGTTGGATATAAGACAAGTCCATCAAAGCCTAACTCTCGTGGTTTCCGTTCTTTAGCGCAACTGTTCAATAAGACAGCTGCCGGATCTATCTATGAAACTGCTGGTCGCAAAACACCAGGCAGTACTTTTGTCAAGAACATTGAGAATAAGTATTCAAGTGATTTCAAAGGCAAAGGTGCATTTGAAGGTCGCGCCTTGTATCGCGCTTATGAAGAAGATCAGGGTAAGGCTCAGGATGGCGTATTGAAGGCCATAGAGAAGGCTAAAGATAACCTAAACAAAAGGGCTAAGGTGAGCAAATAATGCCAGTAGTAAAGATTGATTTAGCTGCTGAGTTCACTGGCAAGAAGGCATTTAGTAAGGCTGATAAAGCAACAGCAAGTCTGACAAGATCTGCTAAGCAATTAGCTTCAGCATTTGGTCTTGCCTTTGGCACACGAGCCTTAGTCAATTATTCAAAGACTGCGGTGCGAGCATTTGCTGAACAAGAAGGTGAAACTACACGACTTACTCAGAGCATCAAGAACCTTGGATTAGCCTTTGGCACAGCAAATGCCAATGCTTATCTCAACACCCTCGAACAGATTACCGGCATCAATCGTGATCAGTTACAACCTGCATATGTAAAGATATTGCAGACTACTGGCTCACTTGCAAAGTCACAAGAGATTCTCAATCAAAGTCTTGACGTAACGGCTGCAACTGGCCTCGACATTGTTACCGTTTCTCAGGCATTATCACAGGCCTATGTAGGCAACACTCGTGGACTTAGACAACTCAACCTTGGACTTACTAAGACTGAATTAGCCAGTGCTTCATTCGCTGATATCCAAGCAAAACTCACACAGTTGTTTGCTGGACAGGGTGTATTAGCCGCTAACAGTTATACAGCACAGATAAACAAACTATCAATAGCCTCAGAGAACGCATCTGAAATTATAGGTAAGTCTCTTGTCGATGCTTTGGTTACAGTCTCAGGTTCAAAGAGCGTGGATGGTCTTGTTCTAAAGATGCAAACTGCTGCTGAATATGCAGCTAGAGTTATACAGGTTCTATCCTTTAGTGAGTTTCGTAAAGGCTTTACAGTAGCAAAGCCATTTGGCATGAGTACAACCATTGCCAATCAAGATCTAACTGCGTCTAATAAAGCAGCAGCAATAAAGGCTGAAACAGATGCCAAGAAGAGAGCCGCTGCAATAGCTGCACAGCAGAAAGCATTACTAAAATCACAAAAGGATTCAGCTCTTGTCAAGAAAGCATCAGCCATTTTTGACCTTGCACAAATTCAAATTGTTGCAGCACTAAAAGGCAAAGTATCAGAAGAAGATCGTAAGCGTTTAGAATTACAGATGGCGATTCTTAGCGGCAATGCTGATGAGGTTGTGCGTATTGCCAATGAACTTGCAAACGTTGAAGGCAAGACTAAAGAATTATCTATTTACCTAAAAAACTTGCCTAGCGCCAAGAATCCATTTACTGAGTGGTTAGATTACCTAGAGAAGATAGCAGCACAAATTGCTAAACTTGGCATTCCTGTTCAAGGACAACCATCGCCACCGAGCGCACCAGTAACCACACCTATGACTAATAATCCAATGGATGCTGCAGTTGGTGGACAATTTGACAGTGCTTATCGTGGTCAAGCAGGTGGACTTGCAACTAACTTACCGACCGTCGTCAATATCTATCCACAAGGTAACGTAATTACTGAACGCGACCTTGCAACAATGCTTGGCGCATCTTTAGAAACATCTTCTCAATCAGGCGGTTCAGGCGGTAGTTGGTCTGGCGTTAGGGTTCTCTAATGGCCTTGCCAGCAACCCTTACGGTAACTATCAACTTCTCAGATGGCCCGATATTTGGTGTCCCATTTACAATTGGTGATCCGCTCTACGGAAAACTTGGTGGCATAGGAACTTTAGGCGCTAGCACAACACCAGCCCTCATTGCTGATGTAACGGCTCAGACAATCAAGATTGACACACGCAGAGGCAGAAACATCAATCAAGACCTTTATGAGGCTGGCACTGCTGTTATACGTGTATTAGACCCTAATGGTGACTTCAATCCACAGAACACTACATCGCCTTACTACACCTACTTACAGCCCCTCAGAAAAGTACGCATCACTGCTGACAACGGTACTGCTTACAACATCTTCTCAGGCTATACAACTGACTATCGCTACACTTATCCAGTAGGTCAAGACATTGCCTATGTGGACATTTCCTGCGTCGATGCCTTCCGCTTGTTCAATATGTCTAACATCACGACAATCACTGGTGGCGTAGCATCAGAAACAACTGGCACACGTTTAGGCAGAATTTTGGACATGGTGTCATGGCCTTCAAGCATGAGAACAATTGCAACTGGCAGTTCAACCTGCCAAGCGTCATCTGTTGATACTTCAGTGCGTTCAGTGCTTCAAGCAGCTCGTAATGTAGAGCAGTCGGAGTATGGCGCTTTCTACATGGATCCTAATGGCGTTGCAGTCTTCAAGTCTCGCTCTCAGGTTTTAGCGGCTGCTGCCACTGCCCCGACTATTTTTAATCAGGATGGCACTGGCATTAATTATGCAAACGTAGCCTTTGCCTTTGATGACAAGCAGGTAGTCAATAACGTATCTGCACAGCGCACTGGTGGTACTGCTCAAACATCAACCGATAGCGCAAGCGTTACGACCTATTTTACCCATAGCCTATCATACTCAAACCTAATTGTTGAGTCCGATGAAGAAGCACTCAACATAGCTAGAGCCTATGTAGCATCACATAAAGACACAACTATTCGCATTGACTCTATGACCCTTGACTTGATGACTGCCAGTTACACAACTGGGGTTACGGCAGCTCTTGACCTTGATTACTTTGACCAAGTCCAGATAACTAACACACAGCCCGGCGGATCTACAATAACTAAGACTCTCCAAGTCCAAGGCATCGCTCATGCAATTACACCTAACACTTGGAAAACAACCCTCACCACGCAAGAACCAATCATCGATGGATTCATTATAGGAAGTTCCCTATACGGTATCCTTGGCACTAGCGTTTTATCATACTAAGGAGTAATAATGGCAACAGGATTTCCAGCAATAACCGGTGACGTGATGAGCGCTGCAATGTTCAATGGCCTTGTGTCGTTCACATTGCAAACAACACAGACTGCCGATTACACAGCAGTATTAGCAGATTCATATCAGACACTTGTACAGATGAACAAGGCAACAGCGATAGCCTTTAAGATTCCAACTAACGCATCCGTGGCTATTCCTGTCGGATCAGTTATTACCGTGCTAAATATTGGTGCTGGTACTTGCACAATTTCAGCGGTAACTAGCGGTACTACTACCGTACTTAGTGCTGGCGCAACTGCCGCATCTCCTACCCTTGCACAATATAAGAGCGCTGCCTGTATTAAAGTTGCAACTGATACATGGTATGTAGTGGGAGCAATCGCATAATGATTGGCACAATAATTGCAGCACAACACAAAGGCCAAGTAGCCGTACCACCTACATCTGTTGATTACCTTGTAGTTGCAGGTGGTGGTGGTGCTGGTAACGCTGGTGGTTCTGGCGGTGGTGCTGGTGGATTCCGTACATCAACAGCCTTTGCAATTAGCGGATCATTTACTGTAACCGTAGGTGGTGGTGGTTCTGGTGGAAGTAATGGCTCTGCTGGTGTTGCAGGAACACAAGGAAGTAGCTCGGTATTTAGCACAATAACAAGTGCAGGCGGTGGCTATGGAACTGGTCAAGCAGCTTCAGGTGGGCCAGGCGCTGGTGGTTCTGGCGGTGGCGGTTCTTTTTTTCCATCGCCTTTTTCAGGTGCAGCAGGCAATACCCCATCAACATCTCCATCACAAGGTAACAATGGTGGAAGCGCAGCAGGTGGAAGCGCACCTAATTATGGTAACGGTGGTGGTGGCGGAGCAGGTGCTGTAGGCGGTAATGGAACAAGTACAACAGGTGGCACAGGTGGCGCTGGCACATCTAATTCATATTCAGGCAGCGCAGTTACTTATGCTGGTGGTGGCGGTGGAGCAACAACATTTGGTGGCACTGCTGGCGCAGGTGGTTCTGGCGGCGGCGGTGGAGCAGGTGCAGGCGGTGGTAATAACAATGGAACTGCAGGTACAGCTAACACTGGTGGCGGCGGCGGTGGCGGTGCTTTCCTAACTAATCACACGGGTAACGGTGGTAATGGAGGTTCTGGAATTGTCATCATCCGTTACCCCGATTCACAAGCTGATTTAACAACTATTGGCGGCGGTTTGACTTACGCAAAAACTACAACTGGCGGTTACAAGATTTATTCATTTACCGCAGGAACAGGAACGGTAACTATCTAATGGCTCATTATGCTTTTTTAGATTCTAATAACATAGTTACCGAAGTTATTACAGGTAAAGATGAAACTGAACTAATAGATGGCTTAGACCCTGAGACTTGGTACAGCAATTTCCGTAACCAAGTATGCAAACGCACTTCATACAACGGGAAGATTCGTAAGAATTACGCAGGCGTAGGCATGTCATACAATCATGCACGCGATGCTTTTATTGCACCTAAGTGTCATGACGTTGCAATACTTGACGAGGCAACTTGTCTATGGACATGTGAGGATTCTTCCCATGAAGCCAAGACTCAGTAAAGCTGCTTCACAACTTAGGTTACAGATAGATGATTCCTTCGCGGATAGAGATAGAACATCAGACGGCTGGCTTGGGGATACCCGACATAGTAGAACTGTCTCTGATCACAATCCAGATGCTGAGGGTTGGGTACGCGCCATCGACGTTGATGCTGACTTGTCCAAGCAAAAAGGGCAGTCCGTATATCTGGCAGATCAGATACGACTTGCTGCTAAGAATGGCGAGCGGCGAATTACTTACATTATCCACATGGGAAAGATTGCTAGTGCAAAGAAGCGTTGGGCTTGGCGCAAATACGATGGCATCAATGCTCACAACCACCACATTCACATCTCGTTTGCGAAAGAAGCTGACGCTGATGGTAAGTTTTTTCAAATACCTATGCTAGGGGGAAAGAATGAATGAACTAAAGACAGCAGCAGGTTCTTGGGCTAGAGCCTTCCTTGTATCGGTGTTGAGCCTTTACGCAGCAGGAGTGACAGATCCTAAGGCGCTTATAGCTGCTGGACTTGGCTCATGCTTACCACCAATCATTCGTTGGTTATCTCCAACAGATAAGGCAATGGGTATTGGTAAGAATGACATCTAATGACATGTTCACTATCTACATTGCCACTCTTGGCATTGTAGGTGGACTAGCAGGTTATGTAATTACACATCTGCTTGGTGAAATAAAGCGACTCAATGCGCGAGTCGATGAGATTTACAACATACTTCTAGAGCGATAATTATTGCCATGGCAAGGACTAAGAAGGTCATTGATTTAGATACTTACTCTAAGTTAGATGCGTACAGCATTGCCATGCATGAGTTCTACAAAAGCCTTCGCAGGGCTGGCTTTGCTATTGATATATGTCTGGCCATCATCTCTGATCGCGCAACTTATCCTGACTGGTTACTTCCTGCCTTGCCTAACAAGATTGACTCTATCCCATATGAAGATGATGAGGATGAATGATTCAACGCACTGTAGTCGTTTCAGATTTACAGGTTCCGTATCATGATGAAGTCGCAGTCAAAAACCTTGGGGCGTTTATCCGCGCTTGGAAGCCTCACAAAGTCGTCACGATTGGCGACGAAATCGACTTACCACAGATCTCACGATGGACAGAAGGAACACCAGGCTGGTACGAGCAGACTCTTGGAGAAGATCGCGACCTTGCTGTTCAGACACTATACGACTTACAAGTAACAGACATGATTCGGTCTAACCACACAGACCGGCTATACAACGTAATTATGAAAAAGATACCGGCATTTCTAGCATTGCCAGAATTGAAGTTTGAAAAGTTCATGCACCTAGATGAATTAGGAATTACATTCCATAAGAAGCCAATGGCCATTGCACCTAATTGGATTGCTATCCATGGGGATGAGCAGGGCATCAATCCTAACGCTGGCCTTACAGCCCTTGGCGCAGCGCGTAGGCATGGCAAGAGCGTCATATGTGGACACACTCATAGGGCAGGGCGTAGTGCCTTCACAGAGGCCTCTGGTGGCGTTCTAGGGCGTGTTATCCATGGGGTTGAAGTAGGCAACCTGATGAACTTCAAGCAGGCTGGATACACCAAGGGAACGGCTAACTGGCAACAAGCCTTTGCAACCATCGAGACCGATGGCAAGCGTGTCAATGTTCAGCTTGTCTATATCGAAAAGGATGGCACTTTCCTTGTCAGTGGTAGGCGCTATGGAAAGCCTCGTTGATTCAATAGTTCCACTGCGACCTACGCTCGATGAGGCAGTAGATCTCGGAGAATCGTTATCATTTCGTTATCAAATGTAATTGATTCTGTCAGTTATCTGTGAGACCGTAAAGGTGTGAAGGTCGAACGAACCGACACATTAGGGGCTAATAATGAATTGGATTTCTTTTGTAGGGGTTGTCGGGTTATTTATATCCGCTAACTTTATCTGGTACTGGCAAGGCTTCAAGGATGGTAAGCGCGAAGGTTACACACGCGGTCGCAATATCTCTCGACAAGCGTTCTGGCAAGAATGAAAGCCAATGAAATCCTTGACGAAGCAAAAGGACTTATCCTCGACAGAGGTGCAGACTACGGCACACCAGCTATCAATCACCTTCGCATTGCAAGACTCTGGTCAAGTTATCTCGATGTACAAATCGAGCCAAACCAAGTCGCAATCTGCATGGCACTCGTCAAAGTCGCACGGATCCAAGAAAGTCCTCACCACGAGGACTCTTACAAAGACTGCGCAGCTTACATTGCAATCGCTGGACAAATTGCATCAACTGATTGGGATGACCTTGACAGTTACTAGAACAAAAGTTGGTATCTGGTGTGATTATTGCAAAGCACACTATGGAACGGAGTTTGAAAAGGGAAGAAGGCAAGCAGTCTGGACTGTTGTCAGTGTTCACCCTAAGTCAAAGAATGAGAAAAGGCACTACTGTTTCGACTGCGCGGTCGAACTTTCC